GTCTAATATTTATATTACTCAATTCTTTGAAATACGTGTTAGTGGTTGCCCACGAAAATAGAACAAGAGGCATGACCAAGTCATCATGATATCCTTCATCTGCTTCAAACGAGTTCTTCACTTGAATGAAAGTTGAGATTTCGGATATGACATCTGCATCAGGAATTAGAAGTCTCTTCTCTTCGACCAAAGTCTTAAAGTTAGAGCAACCAATACGCTTAACGCGCTTATCTGTTGTAACGCCAAGTTGAGTTCTACCTCCACCGAATCCGCCAGAGATTACCTGACCTTCACCGCTTCTGTTAACCATGATTAGGTTATCATATTCGTATTCGTTATATAGAATATCTGCGACTTGTTCTGATGAGTTAATTTCAATCAGGACATAAGCCTTGTTATATTCAGTAGCAACTTTGTGAATGACTGAAGGATACAACAGCGGACTAATCTTGTTGTCTCTATATTTAGCAACAACACGATATGGTAGTTCTGTCATATCAACTACGACAAACGCAGAATAGTCTCCACCGACACCTTTAGCAGTATCAGCAACAAGACAATATGCTCGTTCTAATGTGCCTTCAATTGCATCTGTACGAATAGGTCGTTCATACACATCCAATCCATCCTTACTATATATGATGTCTCCTGGAGACATCTGAGAGATAGCATTGGCAGAAACCAGTGTGAGACTCGAACCAAGGAACTTACACAAGACCTCTTGGTTAAACTTAAGATCACCAAGTAGACGATGTTGATTATCAGCCCATGCTTGATCACGTCCTGGGATTTCAGTATACGGAATGAATAGATTGACGAATCCATTACGATTCTTCTCAGCATCATTCCAGAATTTCCAGAAGTGATTATATCCAAGAGGAGTTGAAGAAAGAAGAATCTTGGTGTCAGAACCTGAAGAAATTGTAGGGTATACCGAAGCAAAGAATTGCTCAGCAATACCGTTAGGAATAATTGCGGCTTCGTCAATGTACAACATGTTAACTGTTTTACCACGAATACCAGATGCTGTTGTAGCAGCTGTGAATACCTTTGACTTATTTTCTAGTTCAACGTTACCCTTGTTCCATGTTACAACACCTTGTTGCATCCACTTTGGAAGTGATTCGTACATGATTTGATAACGATCCAAAACTTCACGTGCGGCCGAAGCCTTGTTTGCTAGAATAGCAACTGTCTTTGCGTCTTGGAAAATAGTGTACCAGAGAATGTAAGCTGCTGAAGAAGTAGTCTTACCTTGCTGACGTCCTTCCATAAGGATAACCATACGGTTGTTATGGATGACATTGATTTTGTTAACTTGACATGGATATAGACTGAACTTTTGTAGACCATGATCAAGTGTAATGATCATACAATAGTTACTAATAAAGTAGATTGGATCTTCCGCACACTTCACATACTCTTGCAATTGCTCTTGAGTAAAGCCGATCTTTTGACCGGCACCTTTTAAGTTAGCGTTAGAGTTATAAAATTTTAAATTATCAGATGCCATTAGATATTTTCAGTCCAGTTATCACTAGTCACATTGCCTGTAGTAATGTCTCCAATAGCAGAGTGATCTGCAACTGGTGTACTATTTAGGTTATTTACATCAACAAGAGTATTAGTGATAATTGTACCATCATTAACTGGACCATAGAAGTTAGCCTTCAAGGTGAAGTTCATAGTATAAGTCACAAATCTACGTTGATTAAAATCACCATCGTAGTCATCTTGAATGTTTACGCTTTCAAGAATAATAGGTACATCCATAATGATGTTACTTTCAGGAATTGCTTTCAATGAAAGTGTATATTCAGGAGTAAAGTATGGAAGAATCTGTTCAACAATTTGAAGAGCATCTTCTTGTGTCTTAGTTAAAGAGTAAAGAGAGATGTCAATGTTGTATGGAACTGGAGCGTAAGTACGAGAAATGTTATTCCCATCACCACACGTGATGTAATTCATTCTGTTAGTTTTACGTGCAGCATCATAATTCATTCCTGTTATCTCGAAAGATAAACGAGGAAGGGTTGTATAGGTGTGATTCTCAAGCATTGGATCTTGTTCTATACGTACTAACCACTTCTCCTTTGGAGCATAAGCGATAGGTATAGCAATAGTCTGCTCGACGACACCGTCTTTCTTTCTCTGAATCTGGATGTTACTGAATAGACTACCGAATCCTACGATAATCTTTCGAGTAATTCCATGATAGAAGATGTTATTGCTTAGCATTATAGAGCGGCGATTCTAGTCTTAAAATCTGCAAAGTCGGTTGATGCTGCAACAAGTGTTTTTAGAGCATCAACTGTAATTGTGTTTGGCTTATTTGTAAGATCAGTATAAGATCCTGAGAAAATCATAGGCTTATTACTAAGATCATTATATGAACCTGAGAACAATGCTGGCTTATCAATTAGATTAGTATATGATACGTAATCAAATAGAAGTGAAGAACCTGTCGTTCTTAGATACTTACCATTATTAGAAGCCTGTGGTGGAATCTGTACATCTGCATTAGAAAGATTATACAGTTCGGTAAAGTTTTCATTTACCTTTGTAAATGCTGTGCGTAATGGATCACCACTCTTGCTGTTTGCAGCAGTTCCAAGATTAATCGTTTGTTTTGACATGTTAGGTTCTATCTGTAGTTGTTAGTTCTGAATCAGCGTAAATGGTTGCACTATCAACAGTATAATTTGTAGTGATAATATCGCCAAATGGATTCGTTGTATCAAAGATAACGCTTTCAGCTTCACGTTTGAATTCGTTATTATCGCCATAAGACTGTGATACATCAATGTCAAATTGCTGATCGACATCATCTGTCTTAAGAGTTTCGAATACGTCAATCGCTGCGTTACCAGTATCAATACGCTCAGAAGCATATTGGAATAGTTCTACCTGAAGACGATACACGTAAAGTTTCTTCAATTGATAGAAAGCATCTTGGTGTTCTACGAATTTAATTTCGAACAAACCTTTTGTCAATGGGAAGTATAGTAAGTCACCTTCGCATGGACGATTAGGAAGCATCGTTTCGCCGTGACGACCAATAGTACGTTCCCATGTTCTACGAGCAACTGTAAGAGTTGCTGATTGTTCCATCATCAAACCAAACTTCTGAATGAAAGCACCTTGGCCTTCAAATCCATCTACGTTTTCAAGATACATGTCAACAGGATATGCATTCTCAAACTTTGAAAGTCTATCTTCACCAAGGATCTCATCCTTGGCTACTAACTTACGTGGAACGTATAGGAATTCCTGACCCCAAATTGAGATCGATTCGACGATCAGATCTTCAAGAAGATACTGTTCGTTACGAGTTCCGTGTGAGAAATAAACGTTTGCCATGTTATTTTGCCTTGGACATATAAAATGTTCCATCTTCTCGATACACACGTTTTCTTCCTATTTTAGAAGCAGAAACTTTAGCTCTACTTTCTGCATTATTCATAGGATTATTTTCCATGTTTATCTTTGTTATTTTATCAGAAGACTGTTTGCAGTGTTCTTCATTTCTTATGTACTTACCAGCTATACCTTTTAAAGAATCACTTTTCTTTTTTCTCACTTCAACTGAATCTCTTTTGCCTAAACGATATTGATTGCCAATAAGTCTTTTCTTTTGTTCTGCAATCCATTTTTGTTTAGTACTTTCATATAGTACTGATGATACTGTTTTATTAGAAGATAAGAATCTTTGCAAAGCCCAAGTCATTTTAGATATTTGCTTTTCATTTCCAAATCTGCATAACATTAAGTGTGCAATACAATGTTCTCTTACAGTAAGACATACTAAATTGTTGTCTTCATCTGAGCCACCAAGTGATTTTGGTATAATGTGATGCAACTCTACATAACATGGAGCGATACTCTTTGACCAATTTCTATTCCTAGCTTTGGTCATTAGTGCAGTATACCATATATTATACTTATTCATTTCAACCAAGCATAAATTCAAGAGGAGCAGACTTATTACGTAGGTCTTCTTCTAATTCTTTGATTTCATCTTTAGCTTCTTGATAAAGCTTATCACCATCGATAGTAACTCCACCAGGAAGTGACATACCACTAAATTTCTTAAGGTTAGTTCCCCATTGCTTCTTAATTAAAGCAGCGGTATAATGCTTGAGCCATTGATCACCATACATACGTGGTGCATCTGCTGGATCAAGAGCACGATAACATTCAACTAGAATGTAGTTACCAACTTCCATCTTTTCTTGCCAGATCGTATCAATGTAGAGACGATTGTTCAAGCGATTGAAACGATAGATTGGATGTCCATTCAATGTCTGATCAAGTAGTGCCAAGTGAGACATAACTTGAGTGTAGTAAACAACCGATGTTGAGGTTAAGTCGTATAGATCGTTCAAACGTAATTGATACTGTAAGTCAAAGATAGACTTAGAAGTAGAAGTGCCAGATGCAACTGGAAAGACACGAGTGATACCATACACTAAGTCAGAGACTTCAATGTATTTACGATCAATGTCTTCTTGTGTGATGACAGTCTTGAGATACATTTTCTCGACACCATCATAATGATACTGACGGAAGAACTCAATTGCTTCATCAACGCGATCTTCTACTTGTTGATCGTCAACGTTGATCTCGACAACTGGCTCGCCCAGTTCTCTTAAGCAGTAATCGATTAAACCTTGTCTTGTGGTAACAGCCATATTATTCTCCTAGTTTATTTATAAGTGTTTCCACTAGAGCTTCTAATTTAGCAATACGAGCTTCCTGAGAAATAACAC